AATGCGCTAGGTGGATCAACTCCACTGAACGATTTGAATTTGACTATCGCTGCTATTACAACTGAGATTGTGGGTGGCGAACGACTGTTTGCGATTCCAATCTCCACAACCAACTCTGGTGTGTTGGACTTGAGTTCAGTTAAACAGATTGGTACCAGTGCTGTGCCAGGAACAGGTGTGTACCCAGATGGACCAGAGTTGCTGGCTATTCAAGTCACTGCGCTGACAACACAAACAAGCCCAGTGGGCGAAGTGCAGTTGCAGTTCCAGGAATCACAGGCTTAACATCAACGAGCGAGATCCTGCTCTACACGCAGGATCTTGTCTTGTACAGCTTCCATATTCACAGTTGACCACAAGCCAGGGTGCATGGGCCTTGGCCATGTGCCTGAATCTATCCATGCATAGCCCAGGTGCTCGTTGTTGAGCACAGGCACAAACTCTGCATCTACTACACAAACAAATGTGTGATACACAAAGTCACCATCTGCTGATGTGAATTTTTCTATTGGAATTAATTTTTGGTATGTGGGAAAACTGCCCAGTTCTTCGATACACTCGCGTTCCATGCCGCCCAACAAGGTTTCGCCAGGTTCTACTTTGCCGCCAGGCAAGCCCCAGGCACCAGGGTGTTTGGCATCGTTTCTCAACAGATACAAATATCTAGCAGTTTGATTGCTACGAAACCAAACACCTACTGCGTTTACAGGACCAGACTCCAGTCCCCTCCGGGATACACTCCTTGATAGCTTTTTATCCATTCTGCGCCCGTCCATTTGTATTGTATCGAAGTTGTTAAATTTGTAACAAACTGTATTTCAGTTTGAGTAGCAGCAATAAACGCCACATCCCATCGTGCACCATCATATTGAATGATGTCGTTGGCGCTGGCCACTAATGGTCTTCCATTGGCACCAACCCAGGCTGAGGCAGGTCCTGTGTTGATTCCTGCTCCAGTAGCTTCGGTTAGTAGATATCGTTGCCCAGCGGCGGCTGCTGGCAAGCCTTGACCAGGCCCACTTGCTAATGGATTTATCACTGCGTTAATGGCTGGCAAACTATTCTGAGGAGCGGTGTCTGCATCAATGTTGAATATTAAATATCGTTCGTCGTTAGGGTTTACTGCAATAGTACCTATAACTTGACTGCCATCATCTTGGTCCAATCTAATTTGGCTAATGCCTGGGCGTAACACACCATACATGCCAATCACAGCTGGCCACAACAGCGTGCTGTCACTAACAAGTGTGGTAGGATCCAGTTCGTTGTTTGTGGGTTCTTGCACTATTAATTGTTGTTGCAAGCATTGTATCTGGTTACCAACTACAACCACAGCATAGTTGTATGGTGTGATTTTCTGTCTTGTGCCCAACAGTAAATCGTTGTTGATAATAGCATCCACAAAGTCGCCTTGTGCATCGTACATGCTGGCAATCACACGCTCAATAATGCCCAGCTTCTTGACTTTAGCAGGTGAGCTGATCCAGATGGGCAAGTTAAATCTCAATGTACAAATGTCAATGGGATTTTCTGTGCCAATGGGTATAGTACGGCTGGTCCATTGTGTGGATTCAAGCTCGACCACACTCAGTGAAGTCCAATCCAAGAAGTTGTCTGTACTTTGAACTTCCAGTGCAGGATTAAACAGTGTGAGAATTTGCTCCAAGATCTGAAACTTTTGGTTGGTGTTTGATGTCCAAATATCTAGAGTAATGGTTAACTTGTAAGGCACAGGCATTAGGCGTTCGATAGTGAATGCATTGCCTTGTGTGGTCTCATAAGTTTCTGTGTCTGGGTCGTATGTGCGTTGACGAATTACACGTTTGCTCACATGATAAGGTTCTTGCATTCTGGGACGATCGTAATCCAATCCTGAAATGTAAAAGGTCATCATTGGTGTAGCAGGTAAAAAGTTTGCTGAGTTTTCTTGTATGATTGTTTGTGCATTACGGCTAGCATCACCGTAGCGTACAGGAACTCGTAACAGTGCAGCCGCATCAGAACCTTCTTGGCGCCCGTACTCAACTTGGAATCCAGAAAAGATTCTAGTGAATTGCAGTAAGAATCTGCGTATCTGTTCATCATAAAAGAATTGTTGCATTGTTTAACTCGATCTTTGTCCAGGTCTAGTATCTGGGTAAGGGTTAGGCGGCTTGTTGCCATTGTCGTCACCGTTGTCTGCTCTTGGCTTGAGAATCTCGCTCAAGCTCTGACGACTTGGAATATTGCCCATGTCTGTTGTTTTCACTGTGTATGTATTGTTAACAAAGCCTGAACGTAAAGTATTGTTGTTGCTGCCATTGTTGAGATCAGTGCGAACATTGTCTTCAATGCGTGTCCAACGTGTGCCTGAATAACGGAACAAGCGATTGGGGAAATAGTCCAATCGCAGAGCATAGTCACCTACAGATGGATTGTCTGGGAACGCAACGCCAGCTGATGTTGGGAATCCATTGGGCGGTATGCCATCGCCAGTCAAATAGCCAGCAGTATAGCCATCTGTGTCTGGAGTCAAGTTCATACCACCTTCAGTGCCGTCAACTGTGGTAGCGCCGTCTGTGGTTAATCCTACAGGATTTGCAGGTTGACCGTCCAAGGTATTTGGTACCACATACATCTTGGTCACATCATATCCAGATTTTGGAACTTCCACATCGGCTTGTACAAGAATAGCATCATTGATTTGTTGATCTTTGGATCTAGTGCTCATCAAATCACTCTCTGTTCCTGGGGTATATTCTCGCCAGTAAGTGGTGTTGGTTATGTTTGTGCCAGCAGGAACGTTTACTCGAGCTTGATAGTACACATCGCCTTGATTTACAATGTCGCCAGCAGGATAGAAGTTGTCGTTGTCCCAGATAGTAGATTTGACCATGGGCTTTTTGAGCACATCTTTGTATTCTTGAGCATTGGTCAACGGAGTGGCTTTTACTCGCCACAAGTGAGGTAACCAAGTTTGGCTGAAACCTTCTGAAGCAAACGCCGCATCCTGGATCACATAGTACTTGGGCAAGGCTTCGGGAATGTTTGAATTCAGCGGGTAGTAATCTTTTAAGTTGGGCAGTTCCAACACATCACCTACCATGAGTTTGCGTTGAAACACATCAATCATGTTGTTGTAGTGGAATGTGATAAACAAGGTATCGTTGTTTAGGAACAGGCCAAATTGGCTCAAATCAAAGTCCACATCCTGAGCATTGTAAACACCACGCATGACATAGATGTCTTGATCGTAAATTCTATCACGATTTTCCAGCAACAGCAAGTCTTGGATGTTTAACGGACTGAGATCATCATAAACTGGTTGTGTGGCATCTGCATTGCCAGAGAATGCTGAGTCTTCGCCTCCAGTTTCTGGTCCCATGTATTTGTGGACGTAGATATCTACCCCGCCAACAGTGTACATCTCTCGGATGGTACGATCCAAAAATTGGTAGTCGCGGGTTCGATTGGGGCGGTATAGGCTTAGGCGTGGCATGTTGTTATTTATAGTATTTTGGTTGACTGAATATTCCCAAACTGCTATAATTAGGACTTAACTACACAAGGAGCCACAATGCTTACGGATGCACAAAGCGCACAAATTAATAATACTGAAGTATACACTTTAGATTATGAGGCAGAAGCCCTGCAAAGTTACAAGGATACAGGCGAGGACTTAATGGACGAGCTGGAAGTTCGTGCCACTAATGTTATTTTGGAACAAACGGGCTGGGACGCTCGTGAGGATTTGGGCGGCATTACTGTTTACTTTCGAGATAGTACTTTAGTAGCATTCTACGATTACGAGCAGTTTCGCGGCACTGTGTTCTAAAAACAACACTTTTTAGCGGGATTGACATAAAACTCAATCCCTGTTATAATTACAGTTATTGCTTTTTGGAGAACGTATGAAAGTCGCAACAAAACCGGTCAAGCCCCTAAATCCACGTAGTGCGGATACCAATGCCATGGGCATGGAACCCACGTGGACTCGCCAGCCCACAGACAACCGCATCAGTGCCTTTAGTCATGCGTTTTCTTGGTACAACTACTTTTATGGCAAAAAAGATGCTCGTGAGATGATTGTGGCTTACTTGGAAGCACATGACCGCAAAGCAGATGTACGCACCCTTAAACGTATTCCCGACAGCTCTATCCGATTGACCACAGGCTGGTTGTGCCGTATGAGCCTGGTAGGACTAGAGCTCACAGATCAAGAACAGATCAAATTGGACAACTTGCTAAAAGAGATTCTAGAATCCAAGCAAGATGAAGTCACAGAAGAAGTGACAGCCGATGATGCAGTGCCTCGAATTACCATCCAGGATCGTCTGCGTGACAAAGTATCAGAATGCGCAGGTGAAATGGATGGCTTGTTTGACGAGTTTATTGCGTCAGGCGCCAAGCTCAACGCAGACTACAAACCAGTGATGCTCATGCGTTCAATGAACATTGCGCCACAAATGGTCAATGACATCAAACAAATTTGGACACGCAAACTTGTAGAGTTTGAAGAAGCAGTGGCAGGTAAAGATGCCGACTTGGTACAAGGTTATGGTTATCTGAGCAAAGTACAGTTACGGAATTGTGTAAAATTCTGTGAACTTGTGATCTCAGACTGTGGCGCCTATGTGCAGATTAAAAAGGTTGAGCGCAAACCACGCAAGGTCAAGGCAGTGCCACCAGAGAAACGTGCCGCAAAGTTCAAGCATGTTATGGAATTTGCAGAGCTCAAGCTCAAGGGTTTGCCTGCCGCAAGTTTGGTGGACAAAGCAGAAGCCTGGTTGTATGATACTAAAAAACGCAAGTTGATTCACCTTGTGGCTGACAGCCATACGCAGGCTTTTACTATAAAGTCCAACTCTATCATTGGGTACAGCACCGTAGAAAGCCAGCAAAAAACTGTGCGCAAACCAGCAGACGTACTCAAAGCTCTGGGTGCCGCAGGTAAACCAGCCGCAAGAAAGATCTACAAGGACTTGACCACAACAGAAACACCGTTCAACGGACGTGGTACAGAGAACTTGATCATTCTCAAAAGCTGGTAAATAAAGGGGACGGAGTCCCCCAATGGCAGAACAGCAACAAAACTCGCTTGAGACACTCAAGCAAAACTTAGTAGAATACGTAAAACTCCAACTCGGTGATCAAATTGTTGATATCGAGTTGGACCCTGCTCACTACGAAGCCGCTTATCAAAAAACTCTGGGCACCTATCGCCAACGGGCCAGTAACGCCTACGAAGAAAGCTACAGCTTTATGGAACTGGTCAAAGATGTCAGCATCTATCAGTTGCCGCAAGAAGTAGTAAGTGTGCGACAAGTATTCCGTAGAACCTTTGGTAACTCAACTGGTCCGTTTGCATCAAACTTTGACCCGTTTGCACAAGCCAGTTTAAACGTGTATCTAATGAACTTCAACGTAGCAGGCGGTCTTGCTACATATGACTTCTACAGCCAGTATGTTGAACTAGCCGCACGTATGTTTGGCGGCTACATGAACTACACCTACAACTCTGTCACAAAGAAAATCCAGTTGATCCGCGATCCAAAAGGTACTGGTGAAAATGTGTTGCTTTGGACCTATAATCTAAAACCTGAAATCAATCTGCTACAAGATTTCCAGATTAGCCAATGGATCAAAGACTACATGGTTGCCAACTGTAAAATGATCATTGGCGAAGCACGTGAGAAGTTTGGTTCAATTGCTGGGCCACAGGGAGGTGGTACCTTAAACGGCGCCGCAATGAAAACCGAAGCCAAAGAAGCTATTATTGCCCTAGAAGATCAGCTCAAAAACTATGTGGATGCAAGCCAACCACTCACTTGGGTAATTGGTTAAACACTAGATTGCTTACACACAAGTTTTGTGTTATAATAACACATGGACTTGATGATCGACTTAGAAGGGCTTGCAACAGGCCCAGATACCTGCATTTTAACTATTGCGGCCCAGAGCTTTGACCCGTTTGGACAAGGCCATTCTGGCCAAAGTTACTATGCAAGAATTACATTAGAAAGTCAAGAAGATCGTGCAATTGATCAAAGCACGATTGAATGGTGGGCCACGCAACCTGCTGTGGTTCGGGACGAAGCCTTTGCAGAAGAAGGCCGTATACCACTTGATCAAGCTCTAGATGAACTAGGTCGGCTGATTTGGCACTCCAACAGAATATGGGCACAAGGTCCCACATACGACATGAACATTCTAGAGCATGCTTACAAAAGCTATCACAAACCCTTGCCCTGGAAATACTACATGGTGCGAGAC